GAGGCGCTGCCGCCGGTGCACCACCCATGCCGCTTTAGCTCAGTTGGTAGAGCAACTGTCTTGTAAACAGTAGGTCATCCGTTCGATTCGGATAAGCGGCACCACTCGGGAAGCGCCGAACCGCCTTGAAAACAGGGGTTTCAATGAAAAAGGCCAGCGCGGTGCGCTGGCCTTTGTTCGTCTACCGGTAAAATTGCCGGTAAAATTAACCCCTCTTTTTTGGTTTCACGGCCGCGCTGACCTCTGGCACGGAATGGTCGTAGAGCTGGCGCATTGCCTCGGTGACGTGGCCACCGGCGCCCTTGTCGTCGCTGTCGGTGATCCCTCGGTGTTTCAGGCCGTGGAGCGCGAAACGCTGGTCCTTCTCGATCACTCCCTCCGCAATCGCGCGGCGGATCATGCGCTGCCAGGCGCTGTCGAGGGCCGACTTTGTGAGCGGAGTTCCGGACTCGGATACGACAAGGCGTCGCTGCTCCGGCTTGATCGGTACCGGTCGCCCGTGGGCTTGCATGCGTTCGTTCCGGTAGCGCTGCAGCCATTTCACCGCAGCACGCAGTTCCTTGGTCCACAGCGTTACGTTGTCGCGCGAACCCTTGCGGCGGTTGCTGTGGATACCCTTCGGCAACACGTTCGCGTCTGTAAGGGTGTCAACCTCAATGCCGCGCAGGCGCACGGCATACGCCAACACCATGACCGCTGGCAGGTACGGTGGGCAGCTGCCGGCAGTGTGGGCCTTTAGGCGAGCGCAAGCACGCGCGTACCTCAGAACGGCGTCGAACGCTTCGTGGTCCGGCATGCGAGCGTCACGCTTCTCACGCACCTTGCGTATCCCATCGGCAGGGTTGGACGTGCAGTGGCCATGCCGGATCCCCCACGCGAACAGTCGGCGCAGATAGCTGGCGACTCGGTTGGCCGCTGCAGGGGTCGCTGCGATCAGAGGCAGCTTCCCGATGGCGGGCCGGCCGGTGGCCAGGGTTTCTACCACTCGTTGCAGGACCGGCACCGAAAGATGCTCGATGCGCTGCTGGCCGAGCGGGCGTCCATCGCGCAGGAGGTAGCCGCATGCCTTGGCTGCGCAGTAGTCGTAGCCCACCTTCGACTTCTTCGACAGATCGATGTACTCGCTGGATCGTTTGAACACTTCGACCAGGTAGTCGAGGGTTCCGCGCACGTTGCCGCCGGCTCGCGCCTCCATGATCGCGTGTAGATCCGACAAGCGCGCCCGGCGCGAAGCCACCGTTTCCTTCTTCTGCCCGATTCCTTCGGGGTGTGGGTCGAGCACGTACCAACGGCCCTCGCCCCAATACACCCCGCGTGGCAGCGATCCCTGGTCAATATGACCAGGGATCTCCGGGTTGAACTTCCTTTTTCGACCGCGTGTCATCAAACCAGTTCCAGCAGTGTTGTTGCGTGTGGCAGCGCCGATGCGCCCGGCAGACCCAAGGCCGCATTGATGGCCTCGACGGTGGTCCATATACGCCCGCGCCGGTCGTACTTATACAGAATCCCTTGAGCGTCCGCCCACCGCTCCACCGTTGTCGGTGTGGGGGGCGGACCATCAGGGGCGCAGATCCGTTGTAGATCGGTGAAGTGCAGGATCTGCGCCATGCTCAAGCCCTCCCTGCGGCGAACAATTTCATCTGTAACACGTTGCTCGGCAAGGGTTCCTCCACCGCCGCGGCGGTCGGCTGCAGGCCGTGTTGCTTGTGCCAGTGCGCCCAAGCCAGGTCGAACGACGGGTGCTTTGCGGTGGTGCTGCAACGGCATTCGATGAGGTGGCCACCGCCCGCAGCCTCGCGCCGTAGATCGTGGATATACCGGGCTGGGTGGCCAACCGGGCAGGCGGGAAGGACGCGCGACGGTGTCTTCTGCTGCTGCGTCATGCGGCGGCCCTCAATGCTTGGATGAACTGGCAAGCCTTGGGGGGGCAAACAGCGTTGCCCATCATTTGCATCCCGTCCTTCTTGTTCGAGGGCAGCAAGTAGCGCTCGGGAAACCCCATGGCGATCTTGGCTTCATCGACCAAAACCATACGCATGCGGTCTCCGTCGATTACGGCCCAGCGGTCCCGCGTGGTGATCGTACCGATGGGCCGAGCCAGTGACCTGCCGGTCAGGCCAGAGCCGGTGCCGAAGTAGGGCGCCACGAATCGCTCGCCGAAAGCGGCACGTCCAGCGCGTACACGGGCAATAGTGGCGGCGGCACGGCCGGGGCGCTCAATCGGGGACCATGTGCCAGCGTTGAAGTCAATGAAGCTGCTCGCGGGGACGTGAGGCATCTTCGGCAGTTTCAGTTCCAAGGGATGCTTGCTCTTGGTCAGTAGGACTAAGACGCGCACGCGGTGCTGCGGAACTCCGAAGTCTGCAGCGTCCACCAGGTGCGGACTGATCGCATAGCCCAGGGCATGCACCGCTGAACACCAGGCGGGGAACAGCTTCCACTTTAGGAAAGCGGGTACGTTCTCCACCAACGCGGCCTCGGGCGAGTTGCATTCCAGCGCAGAGACGACGGCCCATGCGGTTGAGCGTGTGGCGTCGTGATGCGGACGTTCCTTGCCGCGCGCCGGGGTGTGTCCTTGGCACGCGGGCGAGGCCAGCAGGAGGTCGTAGTGGGGCAGCTGGGTCCAATCGGCCTGCTGCAAGTCCTGGCAGACGTGCTTGGCGCGAGGGTGATTCGCCGCGTGCGTTGCCACGGCGGCTGGCCAATGGTTGGCTGCCCACACCACCTCGCATCCCGCCTGCTCTGCGCCCTCTGTGAACCCGCCGGCGCCGGCGAACAAGTCAGCAACCTTCATGCCTGAGCCTCCGTGCGGCTGGGAACAATGTGATGCGGCGGTTCTTCGCAGAAAATCCCGCAATCGAAGTTCAGCGACTTCATGGAACCGCCCTTGTCGGTGGTCTGCAGCTGGTCGAGGAAGATCCGCTGACCCTTCACCTTTACCAGCCGAGCGCCCAGCCGGCGCGACTGCTCGGCGCGTTCGGCGAACACCTGCGGGTCATGCTGCCGTACGTGGTTCCAGTAGGTCGGCGACTGCGACTTCACACAGCCGATGCAGTTTGCGTTCGGGTAACCGCGCAGATAGATCGCCGGCAACACAATGCCGGCGGACATCAGCAGAGCCGCGCAGTCCGGCTTGCTCAGGCCCGCTTCGATCAGCACCGGCAGCACGTTCTCGCGCTCGCCGCGCACGAACCGATCATGGCGTGCGCGTTCTTCTACAGTGAAACCGAGGACGTGGAAGTCTGGCTTGTGGATCAGCTCCCATTCCTGGCGTGCGCGCTTCTTGAGTGCGCGAGTGCAAGGGGCACCAGCGACACCGGCCATGTACCGCTCCTTCTCCCACACATCCACGGCGTCGCAGGTGGGGAATTTGGAATTGATGGCCGTCTCGACCTCCACCCCCAGCCATGCCGCCACATCGCGGGCAAAGCGCAGGTTGTCGGGATCTTCATTGGCCACGGGGTTGTTCACGATGCGGACCTCATGGGTCGAGGCGTAGCGGTCCAGCGTCAGCTTTGCCGCCACGGCGCTCGCGGCGCCGCAGGAGAACCACACCGCAATCATCTGGCGCTTACCCATTGGTGGCCTCCTTCGCGCAGCCACAGGCCGCACAGGGCGTTGCCAGCGCGGCCGCAACAGCGGCGATGTACGCGCCCTGGTCAAAGGGGCTGGTGCCCGCCAGGATGCCGCCGGCGACGTGAGGCAGGCCGGCACTCTCAAACTCTGCAGCTAGGAACTGACGCGCCTTGTCCAGATCAGCCATTGGCCACCTCGCTGGACAGCTTCACGCCGCAGAACGGGCAGAACGTCGGCTTTACCGACCAGGGCGAGTGGCCGCGCTTCTTCTCCACCGCCTTGGTGGCGATGGTGACCGTGGAGCTGACTGAGTCGCCCAGGTAGAACGAACGGCACAACTGCGTGTTGGCGCCAGCTTCGGCTAGACGCTGATCGACCTTTTCCATGCAAGCGCAGGCGCTCATGCGGCACCTCCAGCGCGACGCACGGCCATCGGGGCACGGCGACGTAGCGCCTGCGGGATCTGGCCCACGGCCATGCCGCTGTGGCGCCGGCGAGCGGGGCGGGTGATCCACAGCCTGTGGAGGACAGCGCCGGCGGACGCGGGGGCCACGCAGAGAAGGATCAGCTCAAGCACGGGCCACCCCCCTGCTGTCGGCGGCGATCATGGCCAGCGCGCTGGCGAAGGGCAGGAGTTCGCTCCCGATCAGATCGGCGGCACGTTGCGCGTAGTCACGGTCGAAGGCCAGATACAGGTGGCCGCGTCGCTGCAGCCGGTCACCGCTGAACTGGACGTCATCCAGATCCCGGATGTGCTGCAGGCCGAGGTGGTCGGCGATGGCCTGGCTGTGCAAGCCCTTGCCACTACCTTGCGGGCCGTACACGACGCGGGAAACGCCCGGAGCGCCCTGCTGCGGGCCGCGAACGCGGTTGCGCTTAGCCATGGGCCACCTCCTGAGCGGCGGCGGCTACGGCGCTGTGGCTGGCCTTAGTGCTTGGGAGCATGTTGGCCACTTCAAAGGGGAAGGGCAGACGGTTGGCCAGCTCGGCCAGCTCGTCGGAGATCCAATCCGCCTCGTCGGCGAAGTCCTCGCTGCCACCGGTCTGCACCCAGCCTGCCGCGTTGCCACGGCGGCGCTCAAGCACCTGCTGGGCGGTCTTGTTGCCCCCCATATCCAACTGCACGGTGATGATCACCTTGTTATGGGTGATGTGCATCGTCAGGGTCGCGCTGCAGCCCGGGGCGGGCGTGGCGGCAAATCCACACTTTCCCCCAGCCGTGCTAGCCTTCGCCTCTGGTCCGGTGCCGGAAACCTTCGTATTTGCCTTGGTGTGGTCGGTCTTGCTGATCATGTCGTGCATGGTTCTCTCCTGAACTTCGTTGGTAGATGGCCTTGGGGTTAGAGGTGGTGCTCTGCCCGCCGGGCCGCTTTTGCTCTTACTTCTGAAACACCCAACAGCGAACGGCTACGCCGGCTCCGCTCATGTTGGTTCTGATGCTGCTGTTGACGGTCAGATTGGGGTCCAGCAGCTTGTGGCGTCGCGAGTCACGCAAGTACGTGCGCAGCAACTTGAGGTCCGGCACGGGCTGACTGTGGTGCGCAGCCTTGGCCAGGAAGTCGTTTAGGTTGATTGCGATGCGCTGAGAGTCACGCGAGTGGTTGACCACCGGCCGCTCTCCGTTGCCGGTGCTTTCCAGGTATTCGTAGGTTTCCCAGAACTCGTTGACCAGGGGATGGTCAGCGCTGATCGCCGACTGACGTTCCAAGGCCATCGCCACCAGCTTCTGGCGTGTTTCCTCGACCATTGCCGTGGGAATGTCGACAACCAGGCGCAGGCCATCCAGCAGCGCCAGCATCTGCGAGTGGTTCTTGATGAGGCGCTCCATGCGCAGCTCTTTGTTCTCGCGCAGCTTCGTTTCGTAGAAGCGCACGCGCTCGCCGAACTTTTCCAGCACCTTGGCCTCGGCGCGCACGGCCTTGATGAGGAAGTAGCTCAGATCCTCAACCTGCAGTGCGTTGAGGTTGTCGGCAGCCTGGCGGCTCTCGGTGGTGGCATGCGGTTTGCGGAAATGCAGCTTGACGATACGGGTCATGATTGCCTCGCTGGCATCGACTGCCGCGTTCTGGCTGATGACGATCGTTCCACGGAAAGGCGGCTCGTAGGTTTCGTTGCCGCCGTTGCGCACACCACGGGTGGCCAGCGTGCCGCCGCCGTAGTAGTCCTTCAGTTCATCCCACTCGAACGACTTGGAATGCGCCTTGTCGGGCGTATCGCGGTCGGCCTCCAGCAGCACTACCGGCATTCCCGAGGTCTGGCCCATGGCGCGGGCGCGGCCGGCCTTTGATGACTTGGCCGGGTCGAAGCCCTCGTAATCGCTGCGCGCCAGCAGCTTCCACAGGAAGGTCAGCAGCGTGGTTTTGCCGGCACCGGCCTCACCGGTGGCCTCCAAGAACGGGAAGGACTTGTGCGTGCTGCGGATCTGGTTGGCGAACAGCGAACCGAACCAGAACACCAAGGAGACCATGCCGTTGGTGCCAAAGCAGGTCCACAGCCACTGCAGCCACTCGGTGCGATAGCTGTCGTGGTCGCGCTGAATGTCCATGCGGATGGAGCGCTGGGTGGTTTTGATGCGCAGCTTCTTGAAGTCGAAGTAGTCCTCGGCGTTGGCTTGGGCAATCTCACCGTGACGCACGGCTAGGTCGCCAAAGATGTACGCCTGGTGATCGGGGGTGTAACCCACGAAGTCGACCGTATGGACCTCTTTGATGTTGTCCAGCTGGATCTTCATGATCTGCAGCAGCTGGCCTGCAGTGCCATCGAAGATCGCGCCGCGCGCAATGTGGCCCAGCCGGTCACGGAATGACGGAGCGTTGAGCGCCTGCGACGATGTGAAGGTGCCCGTGGCAGCGGCGCCATCGTGCGGGAACTCCACGCGGAAGTAGTACCAGGCATCGTCAGTGACTTCGTTTCGCTGGTAGTACAGCGCCTTCGGGAAGCAGTTGGCGATTTCGCGCACGTTGCAGCAGGCGCGGCGGATCTTCTCCACCTGTTCTTCGTCCAGTTCTTCCTCGATGTCTTCCTTGCGGGTGCCCTGCTCGCGGCACAGCTTGTCGAACCGCGCCGGGTCGAACTCAAACCAGTACAGCCGGTTGCGGTGGTCCAGATGGAACTGCGTGCGCTTCTCGCGCTCGTAGATGATCAGGCCCTTTTCCATGGCGGTCTTGGCCAGTAGCAGCGCGCCATTGTGCAGTGCCAGGTCAACTTCCGCCTGCCAGACGTCATCGCCTTCCTCCGCCGCTTGGGCGCGCAGGTGCAGGTCATTCCAGTCGGTCTTCTTGTCGCCTGGCTGCTCGATCTGCGCCGCTTTGCAGATGAAGCCCAGCTTCTCGGCACGGCGCACATGCTTGACGGTGTAGGCGCGGGCGCTCGGTTCGTTGTCCAGGCCCCACACCAGGGTGGGCAGGTCGTTGGGCCGAGCGTCGCGCAGCTCCTTGAGCGACAGCTCAGGGTAGGCATTGCTGGACATAGCCGCGACGGCGCAGACACCGCGCTGCAACAGCGCGATGGCGTCGAAGATGCCCTCCACAATCCACACCTGGCGCGCGGTACGCAGCTGGTCCTTCGCGCCGGCGCTCCACCACACACCGGCATAGCTCTCGCCGGGGGCAAAGCGTGCCTTCATTTTTCCGAAGCGATGGGGCCGATCGATCAACCGTTCCCACCAGCCGCCCTTGACCAGGGGGAAACGGATTGTGGCGGTGCCTTCGCGCTTGGCGCGGTCGTAGTAATCCTCCTGCGTATACAGGCCTTTCAGTGCCTTGACGTTGAAGCCGCGGCCGGTGGCCAGGTAGGCATCAGCAGCGGCATGCGGCGCTTCCGTCGTCTGCGGGTTGGCCTTGGAATAGTCATCGAACAGGTCGTCGTACAGGTCGCGCACGCGCACTTCCTGTCCACACTTGGCCTGCCGGCCGCAGCGCAGCACCCAAGGCGTTTGGTAGCTGGTGTACAGCTCCTTCTTGCCGCAGTGCGGGCACTTGCCCCCACGCATGTAGGGCGTTCCCTTGCGGTGTCTGAGGCCGTAGTGGTCCTCGATGCGCGACAGGACCTGCTGGCGGATTTCTTCCTGCATGCCGTTTCAGCCTTGGCGAGCCGCAGTAGCGGCGTGGTGGTGGTGCATGGTTCTCTCCTGGCATCCCCGACGGCGGTGGTGCGCCGCCGGGGATGGGGTGTGGTCGAGTTACGGGGTGCTGCTGGTTTGCCTAGGTGCGTGCATGGCTCTCTCCTGTTTACCCATGGCGCCGGTGGTGCGCCGCCATGGGCGGTGTGGGGCTATTCGTCGGCCGGCTTGGAGCGGGCGAGGATTCCGCGCAGGTCATCGGTGATGTACTCGGCCACGGCCGAGGTGTGGTCGGCCGTGATGCCCAGCACCTTTGCCGCCTCAGCAGGCAGGACAGCGATCAGCTCTACCGCGTAGGAAATGCGCCAGAGGCGCGTTACGTCGTCGGCGCTGATCAGGTGCCCGTGTGGGTCGGCGTCGGGTGGCGGCGGGCTGCGGTGCGGCGGCAGATGACCGTTCTGGCTGCCCATCAGTTCACCCCGCCCGGATAGCTGTCACCGGTGCGCAGCCACTGGAAGAAGCGGTCGGCCTCGCCCTTGGCGAGCAGATAGACCACGGTTCCTGTCTGGAGGCCTTCGGTGGCGGCGCGCTGCACGTCCTTGGTCTTGTGCGCGGAGACGGTAGCGGCCGCGTCCGATTCGATGTGTATCAACGCCAGATACAGCACGCCGCGTTGGTCGAAGGACGCGCGCAGGCCAAAGCCCGCCACCTGAGTTTCCAGCACGATGACCGGACGCATGGCGGCTTCGGGGATCACAACGTTGGAAGCACCGGCCATCAGTGCACCGCCTTGTCGTCGGTGCCGGGAGCGGCACCATGGGCGTCGCGGGTGGCGGTGTAGGCGGTGAGAATGTCGCCCAGGGTGATGGCGAGCGGGCACACGCCGACGGCGATCAGGCGTGCGATGAACGCCTGGTACGCATCATTGGGCCATTCGAGGGTGTCGGCGATCAGGCCGAAGGCGAGCGAGATTTGACGCGCGGAAGGATTGCCGGGCGTGGAAGGGGCGCCAGAGGGCATGGAGACGTCTCCTGTTGACGAGGTTTGAAACCTCGGCGAGACGTCTTGAGTCGTCGCACCGAGGGTGTCGGGAGGCTCAAAACCGGTCAACAGTCCGGCGGGCAGTTTTCCCCTTGCGGGTGTTGTATGGCTGCCGCCCTCCCGACGCAGGAAATCGTCGGTGCGCTCGAATTGCAGGCGCAAAAAAACCGCGATGCTTTCGGGCGCGGTTGCCGCTGTTGAGTCGGAGTTTTGAGTCTCCTTGCGGCAGACAATGCTCTCCCTTCCCGGCGAAGTCAAGGGGAAATGACGGAAAGTGTGGGAACTGGATTCAGCAGCGATCAGGTTCATGCAGACACCTGTGCAGCGGCGGCAGAGGGCAGCAGCTGGTAGTCGCCACTGGCAGCAATGTGAGATTCGACCAGGGCGCGCAGTTCGGCGGCCTTGCGGGCTTTCTCGGCGAGCGGCACGTATTCAACGCCACTCGGGCTGGTGACAAAGTTCGGCTGAGTGGCGGTAGACCATCCGTCACGCTGGGTTTTGTGTCGCATCATGCACAGCACTCCCTAGCCGGCGGCCGCAGCCGCCAGGTCAGTTCGTTGTGGAAGGGGAAAGGTGAATCAGACGGCGGGCAAGTCGCCGCCGTCCGGTGGAAGCGCTTCGATAGCGTCGATCCAGTCGATTTGTAGTTCGCCCTGATCCTGCTTCCAGCGCGTCTGCAGCATCGTCCGCTGGTAGTTGGGTGTCGGCGGCAGCTCGCAGGCTGGAGCGCTGGGGAGGCCGCTGGGGCTGGCCAGGTTGGTCAGTTCCGAACTGCCGGTGTAGGTAGCACCACACATGGGGTTCGGGCAGACGTATGCCTCAGTGCGCAGGAACGGGTGTTGCAACGCACTGGTGCGCTTCACCAACCGGGCATTGCAGGCAGGGCAGCGGAACACGGCACGCTGACCAACGACGGCGCTCATGCCTTGCTCCGAGCCTTGGGCGCCTTCTTGGCGGCGGTGGTCTTTTTCGAGGCTTTACCGCTCTTGCCACGTGGTGCGGGCGACTGACGGGAATTGGTGGGAACTGTGCAAGAATTGGGGTCGCGTTTGATGCCAAGCGCGACAGCCGCGTCGTGCGATTTGCCGAAGTTGCCTTTGCCAACGCCGCGCAGCGCATCGTTGACCGAGTGTCGGTCAAGGTTGTTCTGCCGGGCGAAAGCAACGACGGTGATGCCCATGTCGCGCAGGTACTGGCGAGCTTCTTCAGGCGTGCGCAGTTTCGGCAGGTTGGTGCGTCGTGTGGCGGTCATCCCGTTTCCCCGTGTTAAGCGAGCAGTGAAATATCTTTCACTATGTTCAGTGAAAGATGTTTCACCTGTCAAGGAGGTTTGAGCGTGAGTGTGGGTCTGAGGCTGAAGGAAGAAAGGAAGCGTCTGGGCCTTACCCAGGAGGCCATGGGTGTGGCGTGCGGTGTCACCAAGCGCACGCAGATCTTCTACGAGATGGACAGTGTTGGAGCGAGCGCGGCATACCTGACCGCTGCCTACGAACTGGGCGCGGATATCGTGTATCTGCTGACCGGCAACCGCGAGCGCCTGGCCGAGCCCGATGCGGATCTGCTCGATGCGTGGCGCACGGCGTCGCCTTCGGCACGCGCGGCCGTCATGGCGGCATTGCGCGGGGTTACGCCGGCGGCGGCAACGGCTGCGCCCCGCACTTCATTCGAGAACACCAGCATTGGCCAGCAGATCAGCGGGGATGTGGATCTGCGTGGGCAAAAGATCGTTGTCAAGGCGCCTAAAGCATCAAAGAAACCCAGCCGATAACGCTCACGCCGCGCTCTATTCAGGCCGCTAACTCACATCGCAAGAGGCGCCGGTGTGGCGCGCTATACGGTGTGATGGATTATGAGTTGCGGTGATGGTGTGGAGCGTGGTGCGGCGACGTGCGTTTGCAAGGGTCAGACCGTGTTTGAAGGGGCCGTGATCGGCCAGGTGTTTACGGGCGACGTGCAGATGCAGTGCCCACACGCGGAGCATCACCGCTTCGCGCAGAACGAAACAGAAAGGGCGCCCACGGAAACGGGGCGCCCTTTGTCCACTGCATTGATCGCGCTGGCGATCTGGCAGGCAACCTACCCAACCCCGAGCATTGAAGCTGCGTGCGGTTCGACGCTCCCACACGCGGCGCTGTTCCTGATCGCAGGTGCTGCCACGCGCTACATCAAGCCGATGGTTCTGCGCTGGCTTCGCCGCCGCGTTCAAGCTCTAAGGCGGTGACGAAACCGCCGCTGCCGTCGATGGTGTGCGTGGCCTTGGCCACCAGCCAGTCGGTGCCATCAATCTCCGGCTTGAAGCCGCTGACGGTAACCGTCTGCTCCGGGTAGATATCGGCGCGGCCGATGGCGAGCCGGTAGCTCAGTTGCGCGGTGCCGCGATCCAATCGTTTGAACTCGGCCTCGGCGTGCTGCCGCGCTTCCTGCGCGGTGGCATACGTCGCCTGCAGCTTCTTCTCGTTCGCGGACGTGCCCACCAGCACGCCCGTGCGGCGGGCAGCGCGACGGTCGCTCCAATAGGCGCGCACGCCGGTGTACTTCTCGCGGTCGGCCACGCTGTAGCGATGCTGGTCACCGGATGCGCGCGTGATCCGCACGCCAGGTAGCGGCTGGCCGCTGGCGGTGGTGCCGGCGCCGATGGGGGCGAAGATCAGCGTGCCAGCCTTCACCGTGGCCACGGCATCGAAGCGCTTGCCGAGCCGCGTCAGCAGGTTGATATCGCTCTCGTTGGCTTGATCGAGGTGGGCAATGGCAACGCTCGCCAGATCCGCGGCCACGGATGTGCGCAGCGAATGTTCGCCAGCGATGGCGCCAAGAATGTCGCCCAGGGTGGTGTCGTGCCAGCTGCGCTCGCGCCGACGGCGAACGGCTCCGGTCAGGTCGGCAGAGCGGGCGCGAATGGTGATGATGTCCGGGGAGCCGCTGTGTTCCACGTCGTCCACCTTGAAGGTGCCCTTGTCGAACAGGCCGCTGCCCTCGTAGCCGATGGCCACCTGCAGGGTGACGCCCCGGCGCGGCAGGGCAAGCATCCCGTCATGGTCATGCACGCGCAGATCCACCTGGTCGGCTTCGTCGCCACGGCTTTCGGTCAGCGACAGATCCAGCAGGCGAGGCGCCAGCCGGGCGGTCAGATCCTGGCCGTCGAGCATCACCCGCCATGCGGGAATCGGGTACGGAGTGGCCCTCATGCGATGGCCTCGCTGGCGCCGTCGTCGTCGCGTTCCAGCTGCATCTGGAAGTCGATCAAGCGCGGCGTGCCATCGCTGAACAGCTCGCGTCGCGTCTCGCTGAGGCTGGTCAGCAGGTAGGCGCCGTAGACGCGCCCCGTGCCCTCCACCAGCGCCTGCGGTTTGCCTTGGTCGGCCAGCTCGCGCAGCTTGTCCAGCACCTGCAGATCGGCCACCAGCTCGCCCGCAATGGTGCCCTGCAGACTGATGGTGTCATCGCCCGGCCCGACGTACTGCCGAGCCGCGCGGGCGCCCACGCGTTCGCTGCTGGCGTGGCGCCAGGTCATCTGGCGCTGCAGCTCGCCATAGGCGGCGGTGGAGAGGGAGAACACGAACGTGCCCCAGGTCATCATCATGGTGGTGGTCCTCAGTCGCTGAGCCGGGCACCGCGTCGGGTGGCCTTATCGCGCTCGATCTGTGCAATGGCCTGCCGCACCAGATCCGCAATCTCGCGGGAGTCGGCGCCGGACGGCGGGTGGATGTTGATGGTGTAGCTGGGACCGCCTGTGCTGCCCGCTGCGGCCGGCGCAGCGGCCGGGGCAACCACCGGGGCAGCAGCGGCCATGACGGGCAGCGCAGCGGCGCCCAGCGCGAATCCGGCCGATGCCTGGCGCAGTCTGTCGCGGCTGGCGGTGGCGCGGGCGGTGTCGGCATTGCTGCCCAAGCGGGCAATGCGCTGTTCGCGCAGCTGGTCCAGTCGGGTCGGCCCGGCTGTGTTGTCCCCCGCAGTGCCCTGCATGCGCTGGGTCATGCCGGTGCCGATCTGTGCCACGCGTTCGCCCATGCCGGCGCCGGCCCGTGTAATGCGGTCGCCAACGCTGGTGACCTGCTGCAGCGGCTCGCCCTGGCTACGGTCGATGCCCCCGGCCAGCCCCTGCATGGTGAAGTCGCCAAACTGCGCGAACACACGCGACGGGCTGTGGATGCCCAGCAGACCCTTGAAGCGATCCATCACGCCCGAGGCGATGTTCGCCACCGCATCCATCGCCGCGCTGCCCTTGGACACGATGCCGTTGATCAGCCCCTGCACCATATCGACGCCGGCCTGCATCATCTTTGCCGGCCAGCCGAGCAGGATCTGATTGGCGCCTTCCCACATGGTCGATAGACCCGAGCGGATCTTGTCGCCGTTGAGGGTGAACAGGCCGACGATCAGCTGCCATGCGCCCTGCAGGTAGGTCCACGCGCCACCGACGGCGTTCTTGATGATCGGCAGCATGAAGGTGAACGCCTTCACCAGCCAGCCAACGGCAACCACCGCCATGCGCAGGTTCACGGTCAGCACCTGACCCAGCACCTGGCCGAAGCCACGGCCGGCCGTGGTGGCACCCTGCAGCTGCTCGCTGGTGGCCTTGAACGGGGTGAACAGCTTCTGCACCCATGCCCAGGCTTTGCCCATCGCTTCGGATACCTGTGCCCACACCGGGCCCAGCGGTTCCAGCGCGGTCATCAGCTCGGCCATGATCGGGTTGACCACATCAACCACGCCCTGCCACACGCCGATCATGAATGCCTTGATCGGCTCCCAATATTTCCACACCAGCGCGGCAACAACGGCCACGGCGGCGCCGATGGCCAGCACCGGCAGGCTGATGCCGCCCAGCATCGGCAGCAGCATGCGGCCGACATTGAGCAGCATCGGGAACGCGCGGCCGCCCAGCGACAGCACCTGGCCAACCAGCCGGCCGATGCCGCCGCCGCCACTGAGCAGCATCACGCCCTTGTGGATCTGCGTCAGCGCCATGGCGCCAACGCCACCGGCCACCAGCAGGCCGCCGAGCACGGTGGCCAGGGCGGTACCGCCGATGGCCAGCTTGGCGATGGTGGCCACCAGCTGCGGGTTCCTGGTTACCCATTCGGCCATCCGGTCGGCAACCTTGGCCACACGCGCGGCCAGCTCCTTGACCGTCGGCAGCAGCGTCGTGCCCAGGCGCTGGGCGAGCACGGTGGCGCTGTTCTTGAGCAGGATCACGCCGTTCTCTGCCGTGCCCACGCGCGCGGCGTACTCGGCATTCATCGAGCCGCCGTACTGCTGCGCGTCGGTGACCTTGCCGAAGTTCTCCTTCAGCAGATCGAGGTTGGTCAGCAGCGGCGCGATCGCACCGATCGACTCGCGGCCAAACAGCTGCGTCATCGTCGCCGCCTGCTCGGCCTTGGGCAGCTTCTTCAGCTTTTCCAGCACGTCGAGAATGGCGCCACCGGCGTCCTTCTGCATGGCCTGAGCCAGGTCACCCGCCTTCAGCCCCAGCTTCTCGAACGATTCCACCTGCCGCTTGGTTGCTGCATCGCCCGAGGACAGCGTGAGCAGCATGTTCTTGATGCCGGTGGCCGACACTTCCGACTCGATGCCCATGCCGGCGACAGTGGCGCCCAGCGCGGCCAGCGGGCCGCTGCCGAGGCCAGCCACCTCGCCCAGCGCACCGATGCGGTTCACCACTTCGCTGATCTTCTGGACGCTGGCCGGGCCGGTGTTGCCCAGGTAGTTGATCTTGTCGGCCAGCACGACAACGTCGTCCTGACCCATGCGGAATGCGGTGCGCCATGTGGCCATCGTCTGGCCGGCGTCTTCGGCCGTGGTGTCGAAGGCCACGCCCATCTTGGACGCGTCCTCGGCGAACCGCGTCAGCTCGTTGCGGGCGATGCCCGCCTGGCCAGCGGCGGCGACGATCTTGGCGATGTCGGTGGGCACCATGGGCAGGCGGCGCGACAGTTCCTCAATGTCGCGGCCCATCTTCTGGAAGCCCTCGGGCGTATCGAAGTCCACCACCTTCTTCACGTCGGCCATCGCCGACTCGAAGCTCATGGCCTGCGCGATGGGTAGCGTCTGTGCACGCAGGGCACCGAACGCAGCCAGTGCCACGCCGGTGCCATGGGCAGCAGCGTTCATGCCTGCGCTGTGGATCTTGCGGCTACGCGCCTGCGCCGCGTCGAGCGCGGCCAAGCGGGTGCGTTGGGCCTCCATCTGAGTCGAGACGGCGGCGATTTCGCCGCGCAGCTTGCGCTCATGCGTTCCCAGCTGCCGCGTGCTGATGCCGGCGCGGTCCAAACTACCACGCAGGCGCTGCAGCTCGACCGACTGCTGCTGGTGCTGTCCCTTGAGCTGTGCTGCTGCAGCCTTGGCCTGTGCGAACTCGCGGCTCAGTTTGCGGGTGGGGGAGCCAGCCTCTTTGATCTGGCGGGCCAGCGCGGCAACGCGCAGCTGCGCGGCCAGGTGGCTCTGTTCGGTGGCGCGCACCGCCTGCTGTTGCTGGCGGAAGGCCGCAACGTCACGCTGGGCGGCATTGAGGCGGCGCAGGTTGGCCTGTTGTTCCTGCAGGGCGGTGGACAGGCCTTTGCTGCCGGCCATGACCTTCTTGAACGGGGCGCTGGCGCGGTCGAGCGCTTCCAGCACTACCTGCAGGCGAAGGTTGCCGCCGCTCATGCGACGACAACCGATGCAGGTGTTACGGCGTCGTGGTGTCCGTAGGGTCGGCTACCAGCGCGGCCAGGAAGCGGCATCCAGCGCTGAACGCCCACAGCAGCAGCCCGCCGACCGAAGCCAGCAGGAACAGCACAAAGACGACGGCGATAAGGGTGTCCATGGGCGGACTGTATCACTGCTGGGCTCCACTTCGGTCATGGGCGCGCTGGCGCCACTGGATCAGTTCAGACAGGGAAAGGGCCGATAGCTCAGTGAGGGTGAAGGAGAAAATCACCGCGATATCGGCCATCAGATCCTCTACGCAGGCTGGGATTCCTTCTCCGCTTTCGGCACGAAAAAATCACCGATGACGCGGGCGATCTCGATCAGGTCGGCCGGTTCCAGCTTGCCGGCGTCGGCGGTGGTCAGAATCGGCTGGCTGATGCGCGGCAGGACCGTGGTCAGCGCAGTCACGTCCATCTGCGCCAGGTCGAACAGCTTGATGCCGCGCAGGTCGCCGGCGGTCGGTTTGCGCAGACGGACAGAGCGGATCACCTGCTCACCGCGCTGGATGGGGGTTTCGAGCACGATCACGTTGGTGCCGATGGGTTCGTCGGCGGTGGTGCTGGTGTTGGATTCGGTATTCATGTGCATCTCTCACAGGGTTGGCCCAGCCGTGAGAGCGGCTGGGCATGGGGGATGGGATCAGGCGCCGATAGCGCGGCGGATGGCGGACTGGCGGTCAACACCGTTGACCATGAAGACCATGCCCACCAGGTCAATTTCGATTTCCGTGCGGCCGTTGATCGACAGCTTGTAGTAGCTGGCCGAGGTCTTGACGCTGAACTCGGTGTCGTCGCCTACCTTGCCGGTGCCGGCGTCGATCTCGGAGTGGCGGCCGCGCATGACGATCTCGACCGCATCCACCTCGCCGGTGTCCTCGCGCTGGTAGGCCGCCGCAAAGCGCAGCTGCACGGCGTTGTGGGAAACGGCGCCGTACTGGCGCAGCACGTCGAGCATCAGCCCGCCGCACTTCCACTCGGCCTCGATCTTCTCCTGGCCCAGGTCGATTTCGATGGGGCCGAGCATGCCACCGGCTCGGTACTCCTCCATCTTGCGGGTCAGCGTGGGTACTTTGAACTCGGTGACAAGGCCGAGGTAGCTCAGGCCATCGTTGAACAGGTTGAGGTTCTTCAGCTTGCTGGGCAGTGCCATGGCAGAGTTTCCTTATGCGGCCTTAGCCGCTGATGCGGGCCGGGAAGTCAGAGAAGTAGCGGTCGGTGATGCGCTGGTTCAGCTGCAGGTTTTCCAGCGGCGGCACCGGGGTGTAGTCGAAGTCGATCACCAGCTGGCCGCTGGCCAGTGCCTGCGAGGCATTTGCGGCTGCGTCGTACCAGGCGTTGGCGCCGATCAGATAGCCGGCATAGATCAGCTCGCGGAACTTGGCATTGATGCTTTCCAGCAGGTCACGGATCAGCGACGGATGCAGCGGCTTGTCGATGTAGACCTCCATGGCCTCGGCGATGGTGTCGGCCAGGATCTGCGCGGTGCGGGTGGCCGTCTCGAACTGGAACAACGGGTCATCACTGCAGGTGCGCGAACCCCAGAACTTGTAGCCGTTGGAGTTGATGAGGGTGGTCACATCGCCCGCATTGAGCAGGCCGGCGTCGGTGTTGGGGTCCTGCAGATCCCAATGCACGTCGCGGCTGATGCCGGTCACGCCTGCCACTGGCACGTTGGAGATGGACTTGTGCCAGCCCTGCTGCTGGTCGGTCATGGCGCGCACGCCCAGCGCACGGGCGACGGCGTAGGCCATGCCGGTGGATGCGGTGGCGGTGTTGAAGGCCATGAAGTCGGGATAGATCAGCATCACCTCGCGGTCGGCGAACTGCTCGCGGTAGGCGATGGCTTCCGGCACGCTGGCGCTGGCGGCGCAGCTGGCGTAGACCATGCCGCGCAGCTTCTTGGCGACGATGGCCAGAGCTGCGGTGACCGGCTGGGTGTCCAGTCCCGGCGCGCCCAGGATGCGCGGACTCACACCCAGCTGGGCCTGTGCCACCAGCAGCGCATGCAGGCCGGTGTAGCGGCCACCTTCGGCGGCACCGATGACCTTGGCGGTGGTGTCGGTGTCATTGCCGGCGTTGGCAACACGCACCACAACCACAATCGGGTTGCCTTGGTCGGCGATGCCCTGCAGCGTGCCGCGCAGGGTGCCCGTCTTGCCGGCTTTGCCGACAGCGCTCAGCACGTCGGTAATCAGGACCGGCCGGTCCAGCGGGAAGGCGTCCTTGTCCGCATCCTCGCCGGTGCAGACGACGCCGATCACGGCGGTGGAGACGGTGCGGATCGGGCGCGTGCCGCCGTTGATTTCAATGACGCGCACGCCGTGATGGTAGCCGTTGGCGGCCATGGGCTTCTCCTTCGGTTAGGGGGTGTGAAAGCGGAGTGGTACGGAAAGGCGGGTGTTGCGCGATGCGCCGCTCGGTGTGGCCAGCTGGCCCTGCAGGTCGAGGACGAAGGAGCCGGCCACGTCGCCGTGGGCCAGGTCGATACGGGTCAGGCTGATGCGCGGCTCCCAGCGCATCAGCGCGGTGGCAGTGGCGCCGAACAGCCGCAGTCGGGTTTCGTCGTTGAACGGCTGGTCGATCAGCTCCGGCAGGAGCGAGCCGTACTCACGGCGCTGCACGCGCGAGCCAATGGGGGTGGTCAGGATGTCGGCGATGGACTGGCGCAGGTGTGCCAGGTCATCGCTGAACGCGCCGCTGCGGGCGTCCATGCCGATCATGCCGGCGCTCCGGTGTTGCCACCTCCCGGCTGCACGCCGGGGTGCTTGTGCTTGGTCAGGCTGATGCCGGCGGCGGTTACGTCGTCGGACACCTCCGCCTTGCCGGTGATCGTCACGTTGCCTTCGATGCTGGTGGCGCCCTTGATCGTCACCGGGCCGGTGATCGTGGTTCCGCCGTCGGCGGTGATGGCCACGGTTCCGCCAGCGGGCAGCACCGCCGACAGGGCGTGCGCATCGTGGTCGTAGCTGACCACGGCGCCATCCTTGAACTGAATCAGGGTCATGCTGGCGCTGTTCGATGGTGCCGGGTACTGCTCGCAGTACAGGCCGCGCAGCACGATGGCGTTGGCCAGGTCGCCGTCGCAGCACAGCAGCGCCACCTGCTCGCCGCTGCTCGGCGGCGCCCAGGTCCGCAGCTCGCCGGCGGCGGCGCTGAACCACGGCAGGAAGTCGGTGTGCGCTTCGCCCGTCTGCACGCGGCACAGGTGCCGGGCGTGATCGACCTCGGTCACCACGCCGTCGCGCAGCAGGTTGTTGATCTGTTGGGGCAGGGCGCTATCCATGCGCCCATGTTCCCGGCGGTCCCTCGCGCGCGCACGGGGCGCGGGCGGTAGATAGGGCCGTTACAACGGGGGCCGGATGGATCGCCCCGCCGTGCGTTTGTTCCGCATCACCCTGGCCGTGCTGCCAGCTCGTTGCTGGTTGCCGCCGCTACCCACGCGCCCTGGCTGTCGTCATAGGTGATCGGGCCGCTGCGCTCCATGGGTGGAGCGTGATCGGTCAGAGTGTCGGGCAGCGGCTGGCCGCGCTGCAGGGGCGGCGCGAAACTCCCATCGGCCTTGTTCCAGGTCGCGCGGCCGCTGTAATCGGGCTGCAGCGTCCACTCGCCTCGAACGGCGTCCCATGCGTTGCAGTGCGGCGTGGTGCCGTCGAGTCGGATCGGCTCGGCCAGCGTGACTCCCTTCGGGAGAGGTTCGCCGAGGGACAGGCGGTTGGGAACGGGCATCGCAGTGCCCGTATCCCACAGCATGCGGTTGCGGAAGTCGGCCACCAGCTCCCAGCGGCTCCCGTCATCAGCCAGGCGCAGCGCCTGGCACGGGCCGGCGGCCTGCGCCGGGGCCACGTTCACGGTGCCATCGGGTAGGTGCCAGATGCCATCGGGCGAGGGCTGCAGGCGCACGGGCCCCATATAGGCGCGGGTGGCGGGATCGAAGGCGTGGGCAAAGCGGGTATCGGTGGACATGCTCCGTTCCTCAATAGGTGATGCAGTAGATCATTCGCAGACCGGCCGGCAGGTTGCGGTCGCCGCCGGTGTTGTTCACCGTCACCGCGTGGCTGTGTGCGCCAGCATCCGCTGCTGACGCGCTGTGACCGTGATCGCCTACCTGTGCAACGGAAATGGTGTGGGTGTGGTTGCCGGCGCCGTTCATGCTGACGTTGTGGGAGTGGGCACCCGCGCCGTCAGTGCTGAACGCATGGGTGTGCGAGCCGGCCGCATTGGAGTAGGGCCAGCTGTTGTCGTAGTCAATACCGCTGGCGCGCACACCCGCTTGATCCTGATTCCCGTAGGTGCCCCACGGATAGGTCATCTTGTCGCCGAATGGCACGACGTGGTTGTGCTCGCCTGCTGCCGAGGTGCCGCCGGTGTGCCCGTGGTGGCCCTGAGAATCAGTCCACGCGCCGTGGGCATGATCGCCGGTGGCCGCAGCGCTGGCGCTATGCGAGTGTGCACCGCCGGCCGAGACGGTGATGGTGTGGTTGTGGGTGCCCGCGCTGGCCGACGATGCGTCGTGCGCGTGGCGGATCACTTCGCCGCTGGTGGCGGTACCGACGGTGTCCGGCTTCTGAGTGTGGGTGACCACGGTGCCTTCCAGCATCGCCGGCAGGTTGAACGTGGTAGTGCCATCGCCAGCGCCATAGAGCGTGCCAATCGCGGCGAACAGTTCCGCGTAGGTAGTTCGGGAGACCGCTGCACCGTTGCACAGCAGGGTGCCAGCGGGGGCAACCTTGCCGGCGAACATGATGACCTGGCCGGGGATGCGGTTGGCCTTGCTGGCTGGACTGAAGTTGGAATTGGTCCAGAGCTCCACCCACGGCTTCCAACTATCATCGACGGGTGCCGTATCCCGGCGGGAGCGCAACCAGAACCGATTGCCGCCGCCGTAGTCCGCAGCGATGGCAAGGCCACGTGCGTTGTCATAGCTCGGCAGGGACCACGCAACGGTGTACTGCGCCGGCATGGTGGTCGGCGTGCCGTTCGTTTGCCTGTTGATGCGCAGCACGTCATAGGTTGCCTGCCAAGTGTCATCGTTGTTTGTCGGCGCCAAGTACTTCACCCGCGCCGCCACGTCCTCGGCCGAGCCTGCGCCGATCTCGGCAAGCGTCCACCCGACATTGATCCCGCCGTTCACGTCTTTGGCGGTGTTGCCAATGGTCACCTTGCGGGAAGCGCCCCATGCGGTGGTCACGATGTTGGCAGAGCCGTCGAACGCGGTTCCATTGATCGTGCGCGGCGCAGCGAGCTTGCTGGCTGTGTCGGCGTTGCCGGTCAGCTTGCCTCTGAACTCGGCCGCGTACACCCAGCTGCCGGTCGGGTTCAGCACGATCTTGTTGGGGTTGGCCACATTCGTAAGGCGGAATTCCTTGCCGCCGGTAATGTCGTGCAGCTCCAACCCGGTCTGTCCCTCGGTGCCGCCTTGCTTGAGCTGCCAGGGGCGCTCCGAATACAGCTCGCACAGCACCTTTCCATCGCCGGAGCCGGTTCCGATGCGCGCACTGCTCATCTCCACCCTACCGTTCTTGTAGACCACCAGTTGACCATCCGTGCTGGTGTTGCCATTGGGGCGCAGGTAGACGAAGCCACCTTCGCCACTGGCGGCAGCAGACAGCACCACGCTGCCGACGGAGCTACCTCGCAGCGCGGCACCGGCCGTGCCGAGGTCGAGGGTTTGATCATCCGGCAGCGACGCGCCGAGCGCAAAGGTCTGACGCCGGCCCCAGCGATTCTCTGTCGTATCGACCAAGCGGCGCAGATCCGACATAGAAGCGAGCGGCTCGACCGTCGCATACACGATTCCAGCGGGTTCGACAGTCTGAAAAGTGGCAACACCATGGTAGGTAGTGTTGGTGATGTTCACCGGGCGCACGCGGTGGCCATGGTTGTAGTCACCTTGGAGCATCCAAAGCTCTACGCCGGTGGACTCTCCACCCGCATCCCGAGTCATAACCAACCCGAGCCGAGCAGAATTGTTGAGCGCATCAGTAGCGCCGAGACGTGCTTGATAAACCATGGCGTCTACGTGCGCCTGAGTAAGAGCCGTCAGCCAAGTGCCGTACCCTCGCGCAGACGCCGACACGAAGTCGGTAACGAACCTGCGACCACCGATGCTGCCGTTGGTGATCTCAATCATCAGAACACTCGCATTCGTCCCCGACCAAGGCAGCGTGCCCAGCTTGATCCAACGCTTCTGCGAGTTGTTCTGCGGGATTAGGAACGAGGGTTGCACCTCGCCCACCTGCGGGAAGTCGGCGGCGTGCATGCCGTCGAGCGTGTCGGCGTCCAGTCCCTTGCCGTGGCCCATATCTTTCAGCGCGGCGCCCTTCACTTCAAGGGCGGTCCGGATAGCCGCGGCCGTGGCGATCGACAGCAGCGTCTTGACGAACGGGGTCGGAGCATCGCCGCCAAAACGGTTATCCAGCATCGCCTTTAATCCGCGTGCGGTGACAGCGCGAACGCCATCGGTGCCGGCGATGGTTTCGTTGCTGTCTGCCAGCTCGACCACACCGGGGACGGTCTCGGTGGCCGGCGGGTTCAGAAACTCAGTGCTGCCGAACTTGATCTGCGCTGTGTCGATATCGGCAAGCACCACGTCTGCCGAGAGCAGCAGCGTGGAAATGGTGGCCTTCTCCATGATCGCGTCAGCCTGCCCGTACACCGCAAACAGGGTGCCGTCAGACAGGTACAGCCCGAAGCCGCGCAGGGTGTACTTCTCCGCGCCGCTGTCCTGCAGTGTGACGTGGATGGTATCGGCCGCGACGGACTTGCCGCCGAAGGTGGTCATGCGCTTGAACTCGCCCGGTAGCTGCGTCATGGCCGCAGTAGGGGTGAAGCCCGTGGCAGTGAGGCCGATGTGGGAAATCAGCACCGTGTTGGTGCCGGTGTTGGTGGCGTTGACCAGCTTGGCGCGGCCGGCAGTGGTGATCTTCATGCGCATGGGGGTCAATCTCCGGTCATCGTCAGGCGGCGGTAGACCGCCGCTCGGGCACCTGCGACGTCTCCGACTTGGCTGTCGGCCTGAATGCCTTGGGTGAAAGTGAAGTGCGAGCGCACCGGCTTGGTGCGGTTCACGGCGTCAACGATCTGGTGCACGAACTCGGCTGATGAGTCCTGACCGCCGGCGCCGCTGATGGTTAGAAACAGGTCGAAGGTGTGCGGCTGGCCCTGTGGCGTGGACTGCCACCATTCGCGGATCTGGACCTGACCGCCGAAGCTGGCCACCAGGTCGGCGATGCTCTTGGCGGTGCCTTTGTGCCGCTGGATCTGGAACGAACTGGCGATGCGGGCGCGCTTGATGCGCTCGGGCCAATCGCTGTCCCAGGTATCGACCGACACGCTCCACGCGAGAAACGGCAGAAACTCGGCTGGGCAGGTCCACGGGTTCCAGAGCGTGTCGTGCATCATGGGCACGCCCGACAGCTGGGCGTCGGCGCGCTCCACCGCGCGCTCCAGCCGCGTCGAGTTTGGTGGCAGCAGGGAAGTGGTGTCAGGCATCGGTGCCGCCGTGTTCGATCACCACGCTGGTGCAGAACGGTGCAGATTGCGCATCCACCGGCATATCCGCCGTGGGTGCCATCAGCTGCACGCGGTGCACGCCATCAACGTGCAGGGCCGAATACAGCGCCGACAGCGGCACGTCGCGGCCCAGGCGCTGTGTCTGCTGCAGGAACAGGGTCACGCGGCGACGTGCCTCGGCCAGCACCAGGGCGCTGTCAGGGCCGTTGAAGGTGACCAGCCGTGCGCGGATCTCGAAGGGCTTGACGGTGGCCGGGGCCACGGTCACGTAGTCGGTCAGTGGGCGCACGTTGTCGTTGAGCAGCGCGGCCTCGACGGTCTTCAACAGATCGGCCGATGGGGTGCCGTTGCCCTGCCGCGACAGGACCGTGACCACCACCTTGCCCGGCGAGGGGCTGGCCACGCTGGCGTCGAGCACGTCTGGGTGCGCCGAGAGCGTGTGGAAGATGTAGGCGCCTTCGGGGCCGGCCACCGACAGGCTTTCCGGGGCCAGCTGGATGCGTCGGCGGAACGCGGCATCGTTCTCGTAGACGGCGGGGGTGTTGGTCTTCGGATCTGCCGGGGTCAGCAGCTTGCGCTGCACGCCGAACGGCACAGCGAGGTTGTCCAGATCGGCGCCCATGGAGTAGGGCAGCAACAGGCCGCGAGCGCGCTGGTTGAACTGCTCACGCAACACCAGCTCGCGGTAAGCGCTGGCCTGCAGGAGCTTCATCACCGGATCGGATTCGACCAGGGCGGTGTAGTCGGGGCACAGGCGGCGGAACTCGGCCAGACGCTCGGCCAAGATGGCCTCGAACGTGCGCTGCTCGAAGATGTCCGGCGCCGGCAGCTTATCGACTTCGATGGCGGTAAAAAAGGACACGGGTGCACCGGCTGATGGGTCCGGCCCAGATTCCCATCGCGCGCGCGCGAGGCTACGGAATGCGGCGTGTAGCGCGGCCGCTTACGCTACAGCGTGTGCAGGTGATCGAGGATCAGTTCGCGGATCAACTGTTCGTCGGCATTGGTAAAGCCGAGCAGCACGCGTCGCGCGTAGGTGACGCGGGGGCCACCCTTGCTCACAGTATCGGTGCGGCCCTCTTGGTGAATGCGGGCGATGCGCGAGACGCGCCCGGCGAAGCCCACCGCCGCCTCGCTCGCGCTGCCGCGCACCCGCAGGTGCTTGGCCTGCCGGATCTTGCCGAACATGGCGCCGCGCTTGATGCGGCCGGCCTTGGCGCGGCGAGGCGGTGCGTTGCGTCGTGCGGCAAACGGGGAGCCGTCGGGATTCTGTTGGCCCGCGATGCGCTTCTGCTGCGAGCGCCGCACGGCGGTGCCGACCTTGCGTGCCAGGCGGCTGCGCTGGGCAGGCTTGAGCTGCTGCAGCAGCGGTGCCACCCACGCCTCCAGTCGCTGCAGGTCCTCGCTCACTCGGTGATCGCCGGCAGGGTGCCCAGCGCTTCACCGTCGGCCACCAGCGGGCCACCAGCAAGCGTATGGCGGTGTTCCCACTCGGTGGGCGGCTCGGGCAGGTACTGCAGCTGGAACGCGCCGGCATCGTCCTGCGCGACGCGCACGCGCTCGGTCAGCGGCAACCGGATTGCCAGATCGACCAGGGTGTCGCTCAGCACGTCCACCTCAAAGGTCAGCTTGTCGCGGTTGGCAGGGTTGGCGAGCAGATCGGGCTGGTGGCGGGTGAGCCACTGCAGCAGCGGCACCATGACGGCCTCGGGCGCTCCGGCGAAGTCGCGCAGGATCAGTTCGAGGGTGTAGCGGTACTGGAATGACAGGCCAGCCGTGAAGCTGGCTTCCAGCCCGCCGTCGTCCACGAACACCAACAGGCGTTCCGGGTTAGCGGCAAGCGACGGCATCGCCGCGACCAGGTGCTGGCGGAGTAGTTGATGCTTCTTCATCGCCGCGCGCACTCGGTCAGGGCGGTGTGCAGCTGGGTGACCAGCTGCTGCAGCGCCGTCACCTGCTCGCCGGCGGCGTGGTACTGACCGTAGTTGGCTGCGGTGGTTTCGGCGACGACAGAGAGCGCAACGCCGGCAGCGGGCGCATCAGGATCGCCGGCAGTTCCGGTGGGGGCGATGCCTGCCGCAGCGGCGTCGTGGATGTGCACGAAGCCAACAGGCACAGCGCAAGCGGCATCAGCGGTCGGAGTGACATAGACGGGAACCTCTTTGGTGATGATGTCGCCGCGTTCGCGCACGATCTGTACGCGATCCACATACTCGGTCACGACGCGGGTGGTGCCCTGTGCCAGTTCCAGCTTGCTGGCCAGATCCTTCTTCTCGGCGTTGGCGCTGACCAGGGCGGCGTTGGCGCGGTCCAGCGCGGTGGTGGCGCGATTCACCCGCGCCTGCTGGCAGCTGAAAAGGCCGGCCGTGGCCGCGATCAGGGCCGCGATGGCAAGGGCGCGGTAGAGCATCAGCGTGCGCCCAGCGCGGCCAGGGCGCGGTTGGTGCGTGCGGTGCGGTCGGCCATTCCGTTCGGTGTGGCGCGGCTGCGAGCGTTGCCCAGGTTGACCACGCGGCTGACGCTCAGCACGTCGCGCTGGTCCGCGTAGGCGTTGAGGCGGTTGTCGTGCCAGAACGCGGCCGCTGCCATGGCGCCGATTTCCGGCTCGATCAGCAGGGCAGGCAATTCTTCAAGCGGCTGGCCGATCAGCTGGCCGATGTGGCGATAGTTGCCCCGGCCGGTATGCATCATCGGGCCGCGCCCGCGATAGGCGTAGCCGTCGCCGCTGGCCTCATTGCCGTTGCCGTTGCGGTTGGCATAGACGCGGTTGCCCAGCTTCGCCGGCTGGTGGACGAACGCAGCCGCCTCGGGGCCTTCGACGTACTTGCCGAACACTTCGAGCAGACGCTCGCGGCTGTAGCTGAGCGATTCCTCCACGCGCGACAGGCTCAGGCTTTCGTGGCCGACCTGTGCGAGGAAGTACGCGGCGCGCACGGGGGTGTTGATCCCGAAGCGCTTCATGGCCGCATTGAACGGCGCCACCCAGCGCTGAGCGCGGGCGAGTGGGCATTGCATGATCTGCGCCAGTTGTGGGGCGGTCAGCACGTCAGTTGCTCCCGAACAGGTGCGCGACGTTGCCGCGCGAACGATAGGTGGCCACCAGCAGGACCAGCAATAGCAGCAGCTGCCAGACGGTGGCGTGGGAACGGGCGCCCTGCAGCACGATCTGCAGCGCCTGGCCGCCGGTGGCGGCGATCAGCAACCATGCGCACCAGGCGATGGCAGGGCGGTGGTTGGCGCCGGGGGCTGGCCGGTAGGTCAGCAGGCGGATGCAGATGGCCAGGCTGCACAGCAGCGTGGCGGTGGTCAGGAACTCAGCCATCGGAGCCTCCACGCGGCAGGCGGGTCACATCAGCGGTGCGGCTGCGCTCGATCAGGCTCAGGGTCAAGGTGACGATGACCGCCGCGCAGATGAACGCGGCAAGGCCCGTGGACACCACGCCGAAGCGCTGCATCACCTCAGTGCCGCCCAGGTAGCCGGCCACCACGCTGATGGCCAGATACACCAGGCGCTTCCAGATCGGCAGGTTCTTGGCCGACACGACGAACAGGGTGGCGCCGGCGAACGCGCCCAGGAAGGCATCGGTTTGGATCCCCGGCAGGATCGACGCAAGGCCGACCCCCGTTGCCAATGCTGCCATGCTGCCGGTAGAGGTTGGTTCGGTCATCATCAATCCCATAGCTGAACAAGGGGGCGCATCGCGGCGCCGGTGGACGGTGCGGGTACGTCGGGTAGCTCCACGACAGTGCCGATGGGCAGGACCGGCCCATACAGGCTGATGCCGTAGTTCAGGGCGTGCGCCTTCTCGACCATGCCGGCGGTGGTGCCCAGGTGCCGGTGGCAGAGCGCGTCGAGCGTGTCGCCCTGCATCGAGACGACGCGCATCAGATCAGTTCCACGGTGACGCGCGGCAAGCCCTGCAGGTCGCAAATGGCGTTGCGCAGATCGCGGCGGATCTCATCAATGGTCGGGGTCAGTTCCTCCGCACGCTGGTTGCCCTGTGCGGTGGCGTCATAGGAGCGGTAGCGTTCGTGCAGTTCGACAGCGGTGGCGCAGCCCACCGCGCGCAGAAACAGATGCACCAGGCGTGTGCTGCCGTCGATCACCTGTGCCGGCACGTCGGCCAAGGTGGCGTAGCCGGCGGCTTCCTTGCCGGCCTGCCACGCTTCCAGTTCCCGCGTTACGTCCATGACGGCCGACACCACGGTGCTGCGCATCCGGGGCGCCGGTATGTCGCCGGGGACGCGGATCGCCTCACGCAGCGCAACCACGTCGATCTCCGGCCAGAACGCGCCGGCGGTGACGTTGGGCTGCTTGGTGGCAGGTGATGCGTTGGCAACAAAGCTGCTCATGGTGGCCTCGTAGGTCGCCGGTGGTCGGGGCGTCACACCAAGGGAGAGAGGTCTTGGTGATCGGCCCCGAGCCGGCGGGGTTGCGGGGTACGCTCGGTGTGAGGTCAGTCGTTGGACTGACTGGCCTCTAACTTCTTCATCAAGCGCTCGGCGCGCTTGAGGTCTTCCTTGCCGCCGCAGCTGTCGTGCAGCTGGATGGCCTCGCGCAGATCGTCAACGGCCTGGCCGATAGCCTCCGCATCCAGCGGCGCGGCGTCGGGGTCCTCTGGCAGCAAGCAGCGAGCGCGGGCCAGTAGCAGTCGGGCGCGGACCTGATCGGGCATGTCGTGGCCCTTGGTTACTTCCACGGCCCGGTTCAGGACGCCCAGGTCGAACCCTGCACCCGTCTTCAACGCGTTGAGCGCGGCGATGCCAATTTCCTCGGCAACGACGCAGCCGGCAGTGCGCTCGAAACGGTCGGGCATCGTCAGGCCGTGTGCCAGCACGTAGGCGGCGATGTTCAGCGCCGCGTCGTACAGGCCTGCGTCGATGTTCCACAGCATCAGCGTGGACACCACGTCGTCCTGGCCACCGGCATCGGCGGCGAGCACGCCCTCGATGTAGGCGTCGTAGGTCGGCAGCAGTGCGGCCTTGAGTTGGCCCTTGGCCTGGCCCGACTGGATCTGTTTCAGTCGAGCGCGGTCGGTGGCCAGCTGCAGCAAGGTCTGCTGATAGATCGGCGTGCCTTCCATCAGGTTGCCGCCCGCTGCGCGCTTGGCCGCTTCCTCGGCCTCAACGCGCTGCAGGTGCCGCTTGGCGGGGCTGTCGGCCATGGCCTCAGTCCTCGACCTTGATGTTCTCAACCACCGCGCCACGGCCGTAGTCCTCGACCACGTAGCAATCGTTGGACGACTCGAAGTTCGCCACGCGGTTCTTCTCCGGCTCTTCCTTGATGTAGCGACGGCGGCCGTCGATCTGCCAATAGAGGGACAGGTTGTCCAGCGAAGTGACCAGCAGTGCATCGGCTGGCATGAAGGGAACAACCACCGGCTGCAGGCCACCGATGCGCTTGGTGCCCAGCACCAGATCCGCGGCCAGCAGCTCGGTGGGCTTGTTGTCCTGATTGATGATCGGGAAATACTTGTCATGCACCAGGTTGCGGCCGAGCACGACGACCAACGCCGGATCTTGCTGGTGCCAGGGATCGATCAGGTTGGACACCACGTCCATGACCAGCGCGTCGAGGTTGGCGTAGTCACGCGTTGCCTTGTCGGCACCGCCGATCACGATCTTGTCGCCGGCCTTGCCCTTGGCCAGCACACGCTTGGCTGCATGCTCACGGTACTTCTGCAACCAGCCCTTGTTGACGTCCTGCAGCAGCGGGTTGGTGGAGCTGTTGGTGGTCGGTGCAATGCTGGTGCCGTTGAAGCCGACCATGATGCGGTCCAACGCCTGGCGCTGGATGATCGCGTCGCGCAGCACGGTCTGGAAGTTCTTCTGACGTGCCCAGGCGTCGAGGCGTGCGTAGGGGATGGCGGTGTCGTAGTTGGTCTGCACACACTCATAGCCGGTCTTGTCGAGTGCGGTCACATCCGCCGGCTCACGCTTGCCATTGCCGCTGGTGTCGGTGCGGCCGGCGATGGTGCCACTCACACCCACGCCAATCTTCTCGCCCTTGAGGTCGATCACGCCGGGCATGTTGATGGCGGACAGGAAAGCGCTGCTCTCCTGAATGCGCTGCTCGATGGTCTGCTGCACGCTCGGCTCGACCGAGAACGACAGGGCTGCGGATTCGACGTTGTTCAGTTCCGCCACGCGGCGGGTGAACTGGTTGAACTGGTTGCGGGTTTCGGTACGCATTGCGTTGCTCCGTAAGTAGGGGGCCGGTGGGAATCAGCAGTCGGTGGCGTCGCCGACGTTGCCGCCGCTGCCGGAAATCGGCGGACGCTTTTTGAACGTCTGCGGGGTCTCATCCAGCGTCTTGCGGAAGCCGGCCACCTGGTCGCCGAGGGCCTTCACCTTCGCCGTCAGTTCGTCGTTCTTCGCCGACAGCTGTTCGATGCGCTCTTCCTGCGCGGTGAAGGTGGCCAGCAGCTGGTCGGCGAACTTGCCGAGGTCTGCATTGGGGTCTTGCTGCGGCTCCGGCTCCAGCTTGGGCAGCAGGCCAATGCCCGACAGCAGGATGGCCATCTTGCTCGGGCGCGCTGCCGGCTGACTGACTTCATCGAACGTGATTTCCGTCTCTTCCATCGCCGTGAACAGGTTGTCCGGCGCCTGCTTGCGTGCCGCCAGCGGACTCTTCTCACCCTGCTGCGCGGCGAAGGCCAGCATTTCCGTGCCCAGGCTCGCCGGAGTGTCGGTCACAGCCAGCCCCTGCAGGTACGCCTTGCCGGTGTCGGCGAACTTCGGCGCAATCTCGATGCTGGTGTAGAGCTTCTGCTTGTCGTTGTTGACCATGGCCACCAGCGCGTCGGTCGGCTCGATCTGAGCGAACAGGGCCAGCTTCTTCACGCCGCCGACTTCGACCTCTTCGGCCTTCACCGCCAGGACGTCGCCGAAAGCCTTGAATGGACCGTCCGGCATCAGGCTGCGCATGTGTTCCACCCAGATGCGGGCGCCGTACAGCTGCGGATCGTAGGACGCCGCCATATCGGTGATGTGCTGACGCTCGATCACACGGCCGTCGGTGGTTGCGCCCTCGACGGCGACGCGGAAGAACTTGGAACGCAGCTTCTTTTTGTCGGTCTTACCGGCCATTTCACCCTCTGCTGGTGTCAGTGCGCATCGGTTCTCGATGCGATGACCCATGGTCGAATGAGGGCGAAGTTGCAGCAACGCGTGGAGTGTGTAAGCGCCTGTATTACGGGGGTTTTCCGTGTCGCGCGCGCGTGGCGACGGGCAACCTGTTCACGTGACCAGCGTAGCCGAAAAACTCCACGTCGATCCACGACGCCAAGCCAAGTTCCTGTACTGGATGGGCTGGCGCGTGTGCGATATCGCCAGCCTGATCGGCGAGAAAGAGAAGACGATCCACAGCTGGAAGGCGCGCGACGAATGGGACCGCGCAGACGCTGTGGAACGCATCGGCGGTGCACTGGAAGCGCGCTTGGCCATTCTGATCCACAAGGAAGGCAAGACCGGCGGCGACTTCAAAGAGATTGATCTGCTGCACCGCCAGCTTGAGCGGCAGGCCCGCATCCAGCGCTACCAGGGCGGCGGCAACGAGGGCGATTTGAATCCTGCGGTGGCCAACCGCAACGCGGCACCGAAGAAGAAGGCACGCAAGAACGAGTTCAGCGAGGAAGAGATCGAGCGCCTGCAAACGGCGTTCGTGGATGGGTGTTTCGACTACCAACGGGATTGGTATCGGGCGCGCAACGAGCGCACGCGCATCATCCTGAAGTCGCGCCAGATCGGTGCCACGTACTACTTCGCCCGCGAGGCGCTGATTGATGCGCTGACTACGGGCCGCAACCAGATATTCCTGAGCGCTTCCAAGAGCCAGGCGCACGTTTTCCTGGGCTATATGCGTGGCTTTGTGCGCCAAGTGCTGGACCGGGATCTGACTGGTGATCCGATCACCCTGGCCAACGGTGCCGAGCTGTACTTCCTCGGTACGAATGCCCGCACCGCGCAGAGCTACCACGGCAATCTCTACTTCGACGAATTCTTCTGGACCCACGGATTCAAAGAACTGAACAAAGTCGCCAGCGGTATGGCGATGCACACGAAGTGGCACAAGACCTACTTCAGCACGCCGTCCACGATGGCGCACGAAGCATTCGATTTCTGGACGGGTGACCGCTTAAACAAGGGCCGGCCAGTGTCCCAGCAGATCCAGCTGGACGTGAGCCATGCGCGCCTGATGGGCGGTCGCCGCTGCGAGGACGCTATTTGGCGCCAGATCGTTACCGTGCTGGATGCGGCCGGCCGGGGCTGCGATCTGTTCGATATTGAGGAACTGCGCCGCGAGTACAGCGCCGAGGAATTCGCCAATCTGCTGATGTGCGAGTTCGTGGACGACAGCGCCAGCATTTTCCCGCTCACGATGCTGCAGCCGTGCCAGGTCGACAGTTGGGTGGAGTGGGCCGACGACTTCAAGCCGCTGGCACTTCGCCCCTACGGCGACCGCGCGGTGTGGATCGGGTATGACCCTGCAGAGACAGGCGATAGTGCCGGCATCGTGGTGGTGGCTCCGCCGTTGGTGCCGGGTGGCAAGTTCCGCGTGCTGGAACGCCATCAGTTTAAGGGCATGGACTTTGCTGCACAGGCGGCATTTATCCAGCAGATCACAATGCGCTATTGGGTGACCTACATCGGTATCGACGCAACCGGCATGGGCACCGGCGTGGCCCAGCTGGTGCGCCAGTTCTTCCCCGGTGTGACGATTTTCAACTACTCCCCCGAGGTGAAGACCCGGCTGGTGTTGAAGGCGTTCGATGTCATCAAGAACGAGCGTCTGGAATACGACGCAGGCTGGACCGACCTCACGCAATCGCTGCTGGCGATCCAGAAAACCATTACACCGAGCGGGCGCCAGGTCACCTACACGGCCGGGCGTTCGCGCACCACAGGCCACGCCGATCTGGCGTGGGCACTCATGCACGCGCTGCAGAACGAACCGCTTGAAGGCGGCGCCGCTGCGAGCGGCTCCATGGAGATTTTCTGATGACTCACTCTGACCAGGGCGCTACTGCGACCGCGCCTGCCGGCGTCGAGGCGTTCACCTTTGGTGACCCTACGCCAGTGCTGGACTCGCGCGGCATCCTCGACTACCTCGAATGCTGGCGCAACGGGCGGTACTTCGAACCGCCGGTGGATCTGCACGGGTTGTCTCGCACCACTCGCGCCAATCCCTATCTGCACAGCGGGTTGACCTTCAAGCGGAACATGCTGGTCAGCACGTACCGCCCGAACAGGCTGCTCAGCCGCGAGGCATTCGCACAGCTGGCGTTGGACTACATCACCTTCGGCATGGCTTACGTTGAGCGCCGCCGCGCTATGTCCGGTGTCAATCACTCCCTGGCGGTGCCGCTGGCAAAGTACATGCGCCGAGGCGTGGAGCCCGGCGAGTTCTTCCAGATCCGCGCCGGTCAGATCGAGCATGAGTTTGCTCGCGGCGATGTGTTCCAGCTGCGCGAGGCCGATGTTGACCAGGAGATTTACGGGCTACCGGAATGGATGCCGGCAGTTCAGTCGGCCCTGCTGAACGAATCGGCGACGCTGTTCCGCCGGAAGTATTACAACAACGGTTCACACGCGGGTTTCATTCTGTATCTGACCGACTCATTGACCGAGAAGGAAAATGTGGACGAAATCCGAAACGCCCTGCGCGAGTCGCGCGGCCCGGGCAATTTCCGCAACCTCTTCCTGCACTCGCCCGGCGGGAGCAAGGATGGATTGAAGCTGATTCCCGTGAGTGAGGTTGCGGCAAAGGATGAATTCACCGGCATCAAGAGCGTGACCCGCGACGACATGCTGGCGTCCCTTCGGACACCGCCGCAGCTGCTTGGCATCGTGCCGCAGAACAGCGGTGGCTTTGGCTCGATCCGCGAGGCGGCGACCGTGTGGACTGCGATGGAACTTTCACCCCTGCAGACGCGGTTGACCGCGCTCAATGAATGGCTGGGCGATGAGGTGATCCGCTTCAACCCCTTCGAGCTGGGGGCAGCTGCGTGATGACCGGCCGCCAGAACCTGCGCTGCGGCGCCTGTGCCCGACTGCTGGCCAAGGCTGCAGGCGACTATGACCTACAGATGAAATGCCCCCGTTGTGGGGATATGAACCACATGAAGGCCCAGAGCCTCTCCACGGATCGCCGCGAGCGACACCACGAAGAAGGCTCTACCCATGAAAAACGAACTGATCCACGGCGATGCCCTGACCGTCCTGCCGACCTTGCCGGCCAACAGCTTCGACGCCCTCATCACTGACCCGCCGTATGCCAGCGGTGGCACGCATGCCGCGTCCCGCCAGCAGTCTCCCCAGGTGAAGTACATGCAGAGCAACGGCCCGCAGCTGCATGCCGACTTTGTCGGCGACGAACGCGATCAGCGCTCGCACCTCGCATGGATGCGCCTGTGGCTGGCCGAATGCAGCCGAGTGCTGAAGGAGGGCGCCCCGGTGTTGCTGTTCACCGACTGGCGGCAGCTGCCTCTGACCACCGACGCCCTGCAGTGTGCTGGCTTCACCTGGCGCGGTGTGGCGGTCTGGGACAAGACCGAGGGCGTGCGGCCGCAGCTCGGCCGCTTCCGCAACCAAGCCGAGTACGTCGTGTGGGGTAGCAAGGGCCATATGCCCCTCGGCCGGCGTGCGCCGGTGTTGCCTGGCGTCGTGCGGGAGAAGGTCCGCAAGCTGGACAAGCACCACATGACCGGCAAGCCGACCGACCTCATGCGCCAGCTGGTGCGGATCTGCGAAGAAGGCGGGCGCATCCTCGACCCCTTTGCCGGATCGGGCACCACGCTGGTAGCCGCGGATGCTGAGGGCTACAGCTGGACCGGCATCGAGATGACCGGGCACTACTTCGACGTGGCGCGGTCCCGACTGCCCAGCCCGTAACCAACGCCGACGTGACGCCAGAAGCCGCCTACGGGCGGCTTCTTCGTGGCCGCAATCCGAGTGAACGAGCAATCCGGTGTGACCAGCTTCGGGGAGGCGCCTGTTCCAGTCTCAGGAATGGCTTGAACATATCTTTGGCTACGGTGTCCTGTGCCCCAAACCAGTCAAGCAGATCTTGCATCTCCTGCGCTGGAGTAGGGCGCCCAGGTACTTGCTTTGCTCCGCGATAGTGGGCGGCGGTAACGAGTACGAGCCGCTGAGCTTTGCGTTCTAGCTGCCTTATGTAGTGGTTGACTGCATCGCTGAATAGGAAGTCGGCTTGCGCCGTACCCGTGCGGAACTGGTCCACGCCCTCCTGGGGGATGGTGCCCTCTATCCAGAACTGTCGCAGTAGGGTCTTCACTGCCCCGTAGATCTCAGACCGCCGGTCATACAGATCCAGCCGCAGCTTGCTCGCGTTGATCTCAACCTGCTGACGGGAAACCCGCAGCGCAGCGATGGCGATGATCGGAGCTGCCAACGCCTTGAGTAGTTCGAGCCAGTTGGTGCCAAGCCACTGCCACGCATGATCGATTGCGCGCCAGACCTCTCCTAGATCCACCTCGTTCATCCCTGCCCCCTGTGAAGTGCGATGAGTATGCCTCACGCCGTCCATACGTCTTTCCTGCATCCGGTACGGACAGCGCTACGGGGACGCTTGCGCGCGCACTCGTCTCCCCGCCACGCCTGCGCACTTCACAGGGTGCTTTTTCTGCACCCCCTGCGGAGCGGCCCAACCCCGGCCCTGTATGGCGTTCTCCGGGGTTCCCAGACATCGGCTGGCCCTGCGGTTCCCTGCGCGACAGGGGGTCTCTCAGCGCGTCAGGGAAGGCCGGTCAGGCTGGGGACCGACGCTTAGGAATCTGGGGGGTGTCGGGAAAAGAGCAATCTGAGCAATCGGCCCGGAAATGGTCGTCTAAGTTGTTGATATGAAAGGATTGTTTTGATTACAAGAAATGGCAATCTGAAGCAATCTCAGAGCCCTAAAAAAGCAATGTCATTGATTTATAAGGGAAAAATTCTTTGTGAAAATTGCCCTCTGGAAAGGCAATCAGGTTGCTCAAAGGTTGCGCTATTATTACCTTTGATATGTTTGTATAAGTTATTGAAATATAAGTGATTTATGTAGTCTCCGAATGGGTGATTGCCTAGATTGCCTTTTTTCCGAGGGCAGCAAAATAATTGCCCTTTAAGGGTGTGAGGCAGTCCTCTTGCCTCACAGCCGCCCGCTCTATCGCTCTGCATGCACGCTTCCCTGTCGCAGCCTTTGCGATGGCCAGCCGTATCCTGCCGGCATGCCACTGCCCGCCGACTTCTACTGGACGACACGTTCAGCCAGCTTCCCCAACGATCCTCTGACCGTGATCGCCTGCGAGGGGGTGTGGGTGGTGTCGTTGTCGCAGCGGGTGGACGACGAAATCTGGGTGGCCACGTTGGATCGGCATCGAGACGGGCCCGGCGGGCCGGGCGGATCATGCCGGCGCTGCAGCAGCTACGAGCAGGGCCGTGCCGGCGCTGAGCTATGGGTGGCCAGGCATGAAGCACGCCTGCGCGAGGACGTGGCCAAGATCACTGCGTACCGGTCGGCGGTGCGCGCGAACAGATTGGCCAAGCTGCACATCCCGCCGCCGTTCGGCTGGATGGGTTGAGGCTCGCCGGTGATCCGAACGGCAGCAGCCAGGTCAGGTCTGGTCTGCGGGGAGGCGGTGTAGCGACTCAGGCCGAAGCTGGGTGTAGCGCTTCAGTTCGTTCCACGATTCATGCAGCGTGACAGACGCCACCTCGGGGATGTCGTAGCCCTGCTCGAACAGTCGTGAGGTGGCTTCGTGCCGCAGGTCGTGGAAGCACAGATCCACAATGGCCAGCCGGATGCAGGCCCGGGTGAACGAGGTGCTGATCGACTTCGTGTTGTAAGGGAAGATCCGGTCCTCGCCGGCAATCTGCGGCTGACGCTGGACGATGGTCCACGCGTCGCCCAAAAGAGGGAAACGCTTGTGGTTGCCGGCCTTCTTTCGGGGGTGCTTGGCATCTCGGAGCAGGGCCGTTCGCGTGGTGGGGTCGATGTCCGACCACAGCAGACGCGTTATCTCGCCCTCGCGCTTCGCTGACAGGATGGCGAAGTCGATGATGTCCACCATTGGGATCTGGGAGCGCCATGCCGCCTGGGCGAAGTGGTCGCGCAGCTGCTGCAGCTCCAGCTCTGTCGGCCGTCGATCGCGGCGCTTCGACTTAGCCACCAAGCCCAGCAGGCGCAGTGCAGGGCGGGCCTCGGCTACAGGGTCCGATAGCAGCTTCACGCCCTTCATCGCGGCTCCAAGCTTCAGCAGCTCAGACAGGTAGCCCAGCTCTACGTTCATGGTTGCGGGCGAGCAAGCAGGGATAATGACCCCGTTGCCCGTCATGTGGTTACCGCCGATTCGCCGCCGGGCATGCTCGATGACGTCCCCGGCAGTCAGTTGCCTGACCACGATGTGCCCCAAGCTCTCCTGCAGGCGTGTCATGTTGCCGGTCTGCGTCTTGGACACCGCTTTCACGCTGGCCAGGTCGTCGGTGCGCCAGGCGATCAGTTCAGCGACTGTCGTTCCTTCGCCGGCAGTTCCGCCTCGTGCTTCGAAGTCGGCCATTTCCCGCTCCACGCGGTCAGCCCAGGTCTTGGCGGCTGTCTTGGTCGGGAAAGTGCGGGTTTGTTCTTTATGGCCCTTGCGGCGCACCATAGCGCGCCAGCGGCCATTGCGGTTCTGCAGTGTTGCCATCGTTGTGCCATTCCGTGTTGTGCCAAGGCCCGCTTGGCACACGGATGGTACAGATGAATGGGAAAACGCGGGAAATATCGGGAATATTTGGGCGCTTTAGGGTGCCGGTGATGATGGTAAGTCTATGAAATCCTTGAATTTGAATGATATTCGCCTGTCCGTTGCCCCCATGATGGACTGGACGGACCGCCATTGCCGCGTGTTCCATCGCGTGCTGGCGCCGGGCGCGCGCCTGTACACGGAAATGGTGCACGCCAACGCGGTCATCCACGGCGACCGCGAGCGCCTGCTCGGCTTCGACCGCAGCGAACAGCCGCTGGCGCTGCAGCTGGGTGGCAGTGATCCGGTGCTGCTGGCGCAGGCCGCGCGCATCGCCGCCGAGTGGGGCTATGACGAGGTCAACCTCAACTGCGGCTGCCCGTCTGATCGCGTGCAGGCCGGGCGTTTTGGCGCGTGCCTGATGCGCGAGCCGGCGCTGGTGGCCGAATGCGTCGCGGCGATGGTCGACGCGGTTGATATCCCGGTGACGGTGAAGTGCCGCCTGGGCGTGGACGAGGACAACGACTACGACGTGTTTGCCAGCTTCGTCGACCGCCAGGTCGCCGCCGGTGCGGCGATGGTGGTGGTGCACGCGCGCAACGCGTGGCTGAAGGGCCTGTCGCCGAAGGAGAACCGCGAGGTTCCGCCGCTGAAGTACGACTGGGCCTACCGCCTGAAGCAGGAGCGCCCGGCACTGCCGGTGGTGATCAACGGCGGCCTGGCCAGCATCGAGGCGGTGCAGGCGCAGGCCGCGCACGTCGATGGCGTGATGCTGGGCCGCGCGGCCTACCACGACCCCTACCTGCTGCATCAGCTGGAGGCGCTGCACACCGGCGCCCCGCTGCAGGCCCGTGGCGACCTGCTGCGCGCGATGCGCCCCTACATCGAGGCGCAGCTGGGCGAAGGCCTGGCGCTGAAGCACATCACCCGCCACCTGCTCGGCCTGTTCCACGGCCAATCCGGTGGGCGCGCATTCCGCCAGGTGCTGAGCGAGGGCGCACACCGCCCCGGCGCCGGCTGGAGCCTGATCGAACAGGCCTTGGCGGTCACCGACCGCGAAGCTGATCGCGCCGCAGCGTGACCGCAGTCACATTCCTGACTTGACAAGGGACGGCGATTCGTCCCGAATGTTCACTTAGCTGAACGACTCGGGCGCAGGGCCGGAAAAGTTCAGACCGGATTCACCGCTGTAAACCAAGAATTTGCAAAAGATTTGTAAAACGCTGGGTTTCGAACCCGGCGCCGGATTTACGACTTTTGAACGAATCGCCGTGCTCGGCTAGGATCGCATCGATGTCTTCCGCTCCCTTCCATCGCCGCATTGCCCTGGCCACCTGCGTGGTCCTGTCGGCTGTGCCGCTGTCTTCGGCGCTGGCGCAACAGCCGCCGCGCGGCGACCAGGGGCGGGCGGAGATGATGGAGCGGGGCGAGCGCGGTGGCCGTGGCGACGAGCGTTCGCTCTCCGATGCCGTGCGCCGCGTGCAGCGCACCACCGGCGGCCACATCCTCGGCGCCGAGCGCGTGCCGTTCGATGGTCGTGATATCAACCGGGTGAAGTACATGGACGATCGGGGCCGGGTCCGCTACATGGACGACCCCGCGCCGTCGCGTTCACAGCCGCGCACGCCGCGGTCGGATATGTCATCACTACGCGGCGATAACCCCTGAACAGGGATAGTTGTCGCTATCAACCCGTACCCCACAGGCCTCCGGGCCACACCCAGGACACTAGGGAGAGTTCATGCGTATCCTTCTGGTCGAAGACGAAGCCCCGCTGCGTGAGACCCTGGCAGCCCGGCTCAAGCGCGAAGGCTTTGCCGTCGATGCTGCGCAGGACGGCGAGGAAGGCCTCTACATGGGGCGCGAAGTCCCGTTCGATGTCGGCATCATCGACCTCGGCCTGCCCAAGATGTCGGGCATGGAGCTGATCAAGGCCCTGCGGGACGAAGGCAAGAAGTTCCCGGTGCTGATCCTGACCGCGCGTTCGAGCTGGCAGGACAAGGTCGAGGGCCTGAAGCAGGGCGCTGACGATTACCTGGTCAAGCCGTTCCACGTCGAAGAACTGCTGGCCCGCGTCAACGCGCTGCTGCGCCGCGCCGCTGGCTGGAGCAAGCCGACCCTGGAATGCGGCCCGGTTGCCCTGGACCTGGCTGCCCAGACCGTCAGCGTGGCTGGCAGCAATGTCGACCTGACCAGCTACGAGTACAAGGTGCTGGAGTACCTGATGATGCATGCCGGTGAACTGGTCTCCAAGGCCGACCTCACCGAGCACATCTACCAGCAGGACTTCGACCGCGACTCGAACGTGCTGGAAGTGTTCATCGGCCGCCTGCGCAAGAAGCTGGACCCGGATGGCGAACTGAAGCCGATCGAGACCGTGCGCGGTCGCGGCTACCGTTTCGCGATTCCGCGCAACGAGGGCTGAGCCGGCTTACCCTGGCGATAACACGATGTCCGGCCGTCTGTGGTTCTTCCGACGCTGGCGGCCGCGCTCACTGCAGGCGCGCCAGATGTTCGCCGCGTCCGTGGGTCTGGTCGCGTTCCTGGCGCTGGCCGGTTACGCGCTCGACGCCGCCTTCGCCGATACGGCGAAGGCGAACCTGCGCGAGCGCCTGAAGAACTACGCCACCGCCTATGCGGCCGGCATCGACTTCACCCGCGACCGCTCGCTGTACATCCGCGAGCAGCCGCCGGATTCGCGCTTCGACGTGCCGGGCAGCGGCCTGTACCTGCAGGTGGTGATGCCGCACGGCAAGGGCAATTCGATGTCCGCCGAAGGCCCGATGCTGCCCACCGTCGGCGGCGGCCTGCTGGCGCCGCGCCAGGAAGTGTTCGAAGGCCCGCTGCCGATGATCCAGATCGACGGCAGCCAAGGCTCGGTGTACCGCTATGGCCTGGGCCTGGTGTGGGATGCCGACGCCGACCCCGCCACCGAATTCCCGTACACCATCTACGTGATGGAAGACTCGCGCGCGCTGGGTGCACAGCTGCGGGTGTTCCGCAGCCGGGTCTGGTTCTACCTCGGTGGCATCGGCCTGATCCTGCTGCTGCTGCAGACCGTCATTCTGCAGTGGAGCCTGCGGCCCCTGCGTCGCGTGATTACCGAGCTGACCAAGGTGCAGCGCGGCGAAACCGAGCGCATGAGCGAGCGCCACCCGCGCGAGCTGGAACCGCTGACCGACAGCATCAACGCCTTCATTGAAAGCGAGCGCGAGAACCTCGAGCGTCAGCGCAATACCTTGGCCGATCTGGCGCACAGCCTGAAGACACCGATCGCAGTGCTGCGCACGCAGATGGACAGCGGCGCGGGCGATGGCGCGCTGCGCGAGGAGCTGGACGTGCAGCTGCAGCGCATGAACAACCTGGTCTCCTACCAGCTGGCACGTGCTGCCTCGTCGGGCCACAAGCTGTTCTCCGCGCCGCTGCCGATCGAATCCAACGCCGAGGAAATCGTGCGTGGCCTGGAAAAGGTCTATGCCTCGAAGGGCGTGCTGTGCGAATTCGATATCGACCCGGCCGCGCGCTTCCACGGCGAACCGGGCGACCTGCAGGAACTGCTTGGCAACCTGCTGGAAAACGCCTTCAAGTGGGCCAACCGCCGCGTGCTGCTGACCGCACAGCCGCTGCCGGCACCGAACGCGCGCCGCGCCGGCCTGCTGCTGGCGGTGGACGACGATGGCCCGGGCATCGCCCCGGATGACATCGGCAAGGTGCTGCAGCGTGGCGTGCGTGGCGACGAGCGCGTGCAGGGCCACGGCATCGGCCTGTCGATCGTGCAGGACCTGATCAAGGACTACCGCGGTGAACTGGCTGTGGGCCGCTCCGAGGAACTGGGCGGCGCCCGTTTCGAAGTGCGCCTGCCGCCGGGGCCGTAATCCGTGCGCTCCCGTCCGCCTGGCATCGCCTGGCGCAACAACGCGT